AGGGCTGCGTGTCTATGTCTACGTGCTGAGACGCGGCACCGAACAGCTTGTCCACCATCTTGGGATCCTTTAGGAGCTCGTACTCGGCCATCTTCTTGCCTAGTGACTGCTCCACGTAGCCGTTCATGCGGTTCAGGTACCAGAGCACAATATGCTGCTTGACGTGCTCCATCACCTTAGGCACGAAAGTCGGGGCAATCAACGGATTGGCGCCCAGCACCGGGTTCTTTGCAAAGTCTAGGTGAGCCTGGATGTGGCCAAGGTGGTCCTGCTCAGGGTAAGCCGCGGCCATCTGGCCAATTGCCATCGCCACGTTCTCGTTAGCAGCGTCAATCTTGACCGGCGACGGGGTATCGACCATCAGCTCGTTAACGCCAGGCACCTTGATCTGCTTTAGGAAGCGCTCAATGACCACCTTACGGTTAAACAGGTCAGGGTTCTTCTCCATGACCGCCATAACCGCCTGCGTCTGCGCCATCCGCTGCGTTTCGCTGAAGATATGCGGGTCCGAGACAGGAATAACGTCCGTAATACGGGCAAAGTCCTCGCGCTTGATGTCCAAATCCTCAACCATCTCGCCACGACGCATATCGTCGAGGTACCAACGGTTAATTCGGGACAGGATCCGCAAGACACGGCCTTGAGACGTATGCATACGGGCGTGAATGCTAGAAAATACGACCGCGCCCTGCTCAATTAACGCCTGGGTCGTGCCAACAGGCGTGTTTGAGTTAACGTCGGCAATCTTTTCCTCTGCCGTAGTCACTACACCCTTGGCTGCATCGTTAAGCCAACCTAAAAGCTGGAAAAGTACCGGGCTTGGCGGGTTAAACGGCAGCGGCATGGCCACCTTACGGATGTCGTCAACGCCAGGAGCAGCCCGATAACCTCATTGTCGAACTCATCGATCATCAGGATGTACGGGGCGCTCTCACCCTTCGAGTACTTGTCCTCTTCGAGCTCTAGCCAGGTATAGATGTGGTAAACCCGGCGCACGCCATCCTCATTGTCGCCGGCAGTAATACCCTCAACCTTGTCGTTGGCCTTCTTAGGCTTCGTTGGCTCAGGCTCAGCAGTGGCGCGGATAAAGTCGATGTCGCGGTACAGGCCAGACTTGATACGGGATTTGAACTCCATCTCCGTAATATCCTGAATCTCGGTTACACGCTGGGCTGTGTAGAAGTTAGCCGCGGCAAACGGCAGCAGGACGTTGTCGATTGGCAGGAACTCAGTACATGGACGGCGCTTCTTCTCGTCGTACCACATCTTCAGGTACTGGGAGCCGCCTAACGGAAGCTGCGTACAGAGCTGCTCTTCTTCGTCGCGGAACTCCTCAATCTGCTCCGTTAGTTGCCAGTTCATAAAGTCGCGCTTACGCTCAGCGATCTCAATCTTTTCCTTGTCTACCTCGCCGAGGATCTTAGTCCGGGTCGGACCGTCAGGCGGGAACATCTCCTTAATTGCCCGTGAGGCGAAGTCAACGCAGGCCTCAGCCATCACAGGATGGACGACCTTAGAGGCGCCCTGGAACTGCGCACCACCTGGGGCGTCGTTACCTAAGCCGGTGCGCTTAATGCCCTCCTCGTACTGCTCATCGCGCTTCTTACGGGCTTCCTTATCGTTGTCGATAAGCTTGATGTAGCGCATAGCCATCGTGGACACGTCAAAGTCGAAGTCCTCGCTATCTGACAGGTTCTGATAGAAGTCCTCGTTCTCGCGTGGACCCTTTGTGTCCATTGTCACAATGACGGATCCGTCAGGAAGCTCCTCGATATCCTCATCGTTAATATCAAGCTCAACCTCGACGCCCTCTTCATCCTCTTCGCCTTGTGGCGCCTCAGACATAGGATCTACGAATCGGTCAAACGCTGGGTCGATTGGAAATTCTTGTGCCATAACAGTTCCAGACAATAGTTAATTTGTTAATGACGCCGTTAGCTTAAATATGAGCTAAGCCGCCCTTTTTCTTGCCGGCATAGGCCTCACCCATCAGGACTCTGTCTCTTGCTTGCTCTAGTGAGATACCCAGTCGGCGCGAAGTCTCAGCGATCTTGTCAGCTAGGAGCTCAATCTTCGGGGCACCAATAGGTGTTGTTACGCCGGTCTGGCCAGAGAATGTCCCCCATGCCCTTGCCTGTGCAGGGACAGACTCAAGGCCTAGTGGGGCGGCAATGTTTTGTTGCCACCACGGGGCTAAGGCTTGCATCTCAGGCGTGGACACGCTGGCACCAGGGATAACAGGCTTGCCCTTGAGCATCCGAGCGCCTCGGGTATCAGCTAATCCGACGGCACGGCTCCAGTGCGCATCACCTACCGGAGTCCGAGTCTGGAAGCCAGTCTCTGGGACGCCGCTTGCCTCAATGTACATCGGGACCTTTGGGCTATCCATCTGCAACGCACCAGTCTCAAGGTACTGCTCCATCGGAATAGCCTGCGCTGTCTTGTGGTACATATGACCAGGGACATTCACAATATCCTTTGGCACCGTTGATCTTTGTGACGCAGGCTTACCAAGGTGCTCAACAAACTCTGGGAAGCGGCCCTGCTTGTAGAGCATGTTGGCCGCAGTCCCGCGGGGGATCTCAGTCAATACCTCACTACCTGGGGAGGCCATGCCCATTAACGTGTTCAGTCGCTGGTACTCTATAATCGCCCTTTCTTTACCCAGAAGCTTGACCATGCGCTGGAAGACAGGATCCATGACGTACCAAGGATCCATGCCCTGGACTAACGCAGGATGCTTCTCAGCCTCAGCCATAGCGTCAATAATGCGCTGCTCGTTCTTCTTGTTCATTACTCCGGCAGCAGCCTTTGAGCCGCGGGGGTTTGCGGTGGCACCGGGTAACTCACCAGGCAGGTTGCCTTCACGGCCTTTACCCATCTGGAACAAGTCCTCTCGGGTCACTCCAAAGATGTTCTTTAGGTTTGGGCTCTCAGGCGCTACACGGGAGGCGGCCTCGGCAGCGATCACATCAGGGCGCTGGTAAATACCAGGGAAGGCGATCCGCTGAGGATCCGTCACCGTCTGCTTAATCTTGGGAGCTTTAGCTGCTTTAACCGCTGGCGCACCTTTAACAGACTTGATGCTGCCAGTGAAGCCTAACGCTAGATCCTCTAGCTTCTGCTGCTGTTCCTCTGGGCTCTCTGTAGGCGACGGGAAGTATTGAGCGGCGATATCCCGCATGGCCTGTCCAGGGTCCATGGCAAGCTTAGATAGGCGCTCCGATGTCCGGCCTAGTTGCTCGTCAATGAACGTCGGCTTAGCGATGGTGCCTGCCCGTGTCCGAGCCTGGCCACCGGTCTTCATACTCATTGGGCTCACGAATGGGGCCACGTCAGCGAGTCCGAATCCTTTAGGGCCAGACACCTCACCGCCCTTGGCGTAGTATTCGGATGGGTCTTCAAGGGCCGAGCGCACCTTGCCGATTGGTAACTCAATGCCTGGTGGGAGCTTATCTGAGAAGTCGGTCTGGCCGCGGGGACGTAGTTGGTACTCAAGCCAATCGTTATCAAGCCGATCTGGGATCACGTCGTCTGGACGGCCAGCAGGCTTACGAAGCATTGGGCGTCTGAACGACGGATCCTTTTTATCCGCTGTCCCGTACTGATATAGGTGCGGGTCGGCTTCCATCTCACGCTTGAGCCTTGGGTAAACGTCTAGCAGCATCGGGTCGCTACCGGTATCTACTTGTGTCGGCACCGGCTCCAGATCTTTAATCTTGGCGTCTAACTCGGCCATGCCCTTAGTCAACTTCTCAATCTCATAGTCGTTCAGGAAGTCACCAATCGGGTCGTCAGATACCTTGCGCACGCCCTTCTTGGCTTTCCCGCCCTTGGCCATGTTAGGCAGGTGGTTCCCAGCTCGATACCAATCGCGTAAGTCCATCGTCAGCTCCACATAGTAAGTCTGTCAATTATCATGGGGTCTCCGTCAACCGTCTACCGACTATGCGGCGTAAGGGTTAACACGCGTCGTCATCATGCCCGAGTCGATCAGGTCCTCTTCATCATAGTCATCCCGCGGCGGGGCGTCGATCTCTAGCCAGCCTGCGTCACGCAGGTAGCGTAAAGCCTGGGTACACGCGTCCACATAATCATCATGCGTGGCCTCTGGGAAACTGCAGATCTGACTCACAAACCCCTCGGCCCAGTCGCGCACGTATCCCTTACGGACGCCGCTCTCAGGGATCCAGACACGGCCCCTGGCGATGATGTTGGAGACAATGTTGAGCCGCTGCATCTTGTCAGCGCGGCCAGGGTTGTAGGCGCGGACCGGCAGGTGAGCGCGTTGCAGGTCTTGTATAAGACTGATGCCGGCGCTCTTGTCCTCAACTAGGATCAGGTCAACCCGCTTCTTTTCTTTGCCCTCACCGAATATCGTGTCGTACTCGTCGATGACCTTCGGGCGCAGGTCTGGGTACTGCAGCCGGTCCTGCCAGGCGTCGATCACCATTACCGACATTGGACCGTCCAGCGGTTTAAACATGCCAAACGTTATGCATGCCGTCGGGTCGTTGACCGTCTTCTCCGTGTAGGCGCAATCGTAGCTCTGAATGATGTACTCGAATTTGGGAAACTCCCTGCCGTTTGGCCAGAGCTTGAACATCTCCCGCTTAACGATCCCAGACTCCTCGGGATCCAGGATCTCGGCGTAGATCTCCTGCCGGCCAAGCTTCGTCCCCTCGTACTGCATGATCTGCTTCTGGAAGTTACTCGACAGGTTCGCTATGTTGTCGTAGGTTGATGCCGTTGTAACAACAACGTCGTCACCGTCACGGCCAATCAGGTCGATGATCAGGTCCTTCGGCCGCGGGGTCGTCGTGCAGATCAGCCTGGTATGCTTACCGAGTCGGACGCTAAAATTAATCTGGTCCCATGCTGTGTCGAGGTAATCCCAGGCCGCCAGCTCGTCGCACCAACCACCGTGGAACTGTGGGCCGCGGAAGCGCTCAGGCTCACTCGCCGGGATCCCCTTGATGAGGGATCCGTTAGTCAACGTGATCTCGTGGAAGGCCCGGTTATAGTCTTTAATGAGAATCGGCGGGATCACCGATATCAGGCCGCTATCCCCCTCGAAGCAGGTAGCACGCACGTCGGCGCTCGTTGGCGCCCCGACTAGCCAGCGGGTGTTAGGCTCGGTCCAGGCCCACCAGGCAAGCTGCTCAGCCGCGGTACGGGTCTTGCCGGCACCGCGT